TAGCATTTCAAAGAGGTTTAATTCCAGAAGGTGGAGATATAACAGATATAGCAGATCAAATGAAAAGAATGGATTTATACGATGAAGCCTATAGTGCTTTAAGTCAACAGTTTTTAAAAAATCGTGAGATTAAAAAAATGCAACAATTTTATGATGAAAGAAGAAGCACGTCTGTTTTTACAGACGAATATCAAAAAAATTTAGATAAAGAGGTTATGAAAGAATTTGATTTTTCAAAAAAACAATTTGATAAATTATCCGAAGAAGCAAAAGAAAACTTTCGTAGACAATATGACGGTAATTATGCTGACGCTATGGAGGACACAGCGGAAATTGTAATTAAAGATCCTAGACCAACTAAAACTTTAAAAAGTATTGAAGACACAGGAACAATAGATATTAGCGATCCAAATATTGCGGATGAGTTTGATACATTTTTAAGAGAAAATGATCCTGAAGGTTATAAAAATTTAGAACAAAAAATACAGCTAGATACTTTTGATACAAAAGGTCGTAAGAAAAATGCTGTTGGCGGACTAGCTTACATGCTAGGTGAAGAACCAAGATCCGAGTACAGTGGTGGAGGAGGTGCAGGAGCACCACCCGTGACTTACGGACCACCAGTACAAAACCAAACACAAATAGCCGGAAATCCTAGACACGAACAACTTATAAGAGAAGCACAAGAGCTAGAGTTTTTAAAAAGAAAAGCTCAAGGAAACTTTAGAGAAGAACCAGGCAATATGAATCAACCAATTAGGGATGGTTTACAAGCTACATACGATAGGCCTCAAGGTACTTTTCAAGGAAATACATTATCTGATTTAGGACAAGCAATAGGAGATGTAGCTTCCCCGCAACCAGGGATAGGTTATTTAAATACCGGTAAAGACTATGAGGCCAGTATACAAGCTTACCCAAACAAAATTGAAATGGGTTTCAGAAAAGAATTTGCCGGAGGCGGATTAAGTCGCAGAGCATTTTTAAAATTATTAGGAGCAGGTACAGCCACAGCTGCTGCTGCTAAAACAGGTATACTCGGTTTATTAAAAGGTAAGAAAGCTGTAGCTGCCGCTGAAGTTGTTATACCTACAATTACAAAAACAGCAGGTATGCCAGACTGGTTTCCAGGTTTAGTTAAAAGAGCTTTAACTGAAGGAACGGATGTATCTAAGGTAGCAAAAACAGTTGATGGTGAAATTGTTAAACGTGTAAATATTAAAGGAACTGATGTAGACGTAAGACATAGATTAGACACAGGAGAAGTTGGTGTTAAAGTTCATGGTGGACATCAACCGATAACACCTGGTGATGATGTAAAAATAGGAGACCTTACCACAGCTTATGATGAAGGTTTAGACATGACATATCTTCCTGGTAAAAGTCCAAAAAATAAATTAGATAAACCTAAATTTAAAATGGAAGAAGCTGAAGCTCGTTGGGAAGGAAATCCTTATGAGCCAGATATATCAACTGTAGATGTTGATACAGAATTAGCATATTCTAAAGCAGATTTAAAATCTTTAGAACTTTTTTCTAAAAACAAAACTCCAACATTTAAAGACAATGTTAAAATAAATAAAAAAATTGAAAAAAATAAAGGCTATATAGATAGCCCTGCAGACTCTCCCGAATTAAAAGATATGCCAGAGTGGGAAAAAATGGACATGCTCGGTGTAAAAGATAGAGGTCAATTTCAAAATGGGGGACTAGCTAGATTGCTAGGAGAATAAATGGACGAATTTGAATCTAAATTTCAAAATGCTAAAATATCTGCACTAAAAGAATTCTATGGTAAAGAAAAACCAGGATTCGAGGATGGTGGTCGTGTTGCTTTTGTCAAAGGCGGTGTATCTATTGAAAATCAACCCCCTAATTTAGAGAAACAAAAAATATATAAACAAAAAGTTGATAGATCAGCACAATTATTAAGGGCAGGTAAAACAAGAGCACAAGTTATGAGGGATATAGTTAGAGAATTTAAGTTAACAAGGGAGGATAAATACGCAGGAACCGCACCTTGGTTAAGAGAAGCAGCGAATGAAGTAGAAAGTAAAGGTTATAAAATTACGTCAGGGGTTCTTGAAAAACAAACTCCAGGAGGAGCTGATGTAGAAGGAACTAAGAGAAGAAGAGCTTTAGATAGAAGTAGATCCAATGTAGGACTACAATCAAAAATATCAGGATTAAAAAACTCTGGTTTTCATCTTAGTCATGCGGGTTTTAAAAATAGTCCCGTAGGTTTACATAATTTAATGTATCTTGAAGGAAGATTAAACATAGATATGAGAAGACCTTTTGAAGATCCACTATTTGCAGAAATGGAAAAATTTCATACAGTGTATGATAATCCGGAAATTCCAGATCAACTAAAAAGACAGGCAGCAGTTAAATATGCTAAAAACGATAGAGCTTTAAGACAAAAATTTCCTCAATATGCAAAACTTAAAACAAGACTTTCTTTTAAAAATGTACCTGGTGATACGTCAGCATTTACTGTTTCAGAAAAACTACCAGATCCAAGCATGGCAATATCAACAGATAAAAATATGTTATTAAAAGGAGAGAGTCCTAAATCTCCAAAAGGTATGGAAATAATTAAAAAAGCAAATGTCTCTCTTGCTTCAGTTTTTAAAAAAGCAGGTTTTAAATCAGACGGAGAACCAACTGATCCCCGATCTTATTTATCTGATATTAATAAACAAACAGAGTTTGCTAAACAAGGAAAGTCTGGTGCTATTAATAAATTTAACAACGCGGGTAAAATAGCCAAAAAATCAAAAGGACTTTTGTTAAAATCAACCGGACTTGGTATTTTAGCAGAAGCTGGTTTTGAAGGAGCTTTTGTTTTAAATGATGTTTTATCAGGCGTGCCTGTTAAAGAAGCTTTTCAAAAATCTTTATTTGGATTAATTCCAGGAGTAGGTAGTTCTAAAGATGCAGAGGTTTCTAAAATGAAAAGAATAGTTGGCAACGATCCAAGGTCAGGGCAATATGTAAAAGATTTAGCAAATATTGAAAATCTTGAATCTGCCTATGAAGATTATTTAAGAAAAGATGAAGATGTTGTAGATGCCTATACTCAAGACGAAAGATTTATAGCAGAAAAAAAAATAACAGATCTTTTAAAAACATTTGATGCTAAATCTTATGAAAGAACAAAATTTGGTACTCCAGAATCTCAAGCTTTTCAAAGAAAAAAAGAAGTTGAAGATGTTAATCAATTAAAACGAGCTATGGAAATAGATCCCTATCTTTTTGATAGAACTGTTCAAAGGACAGCTTCGGATTCATCTAGAATTGAATCAAAACAAATTGGAAGAAAAAAAATTAAAGATAAATTATCTGAAATAGCTGATTATGGTGGTGTAGCAAATATGGCAAACGGCGGAATAGTAAGAATATTAAAAAAATGAAAAACCCAACCTTAATTAAAAATATGAAGCATGTTAAATTAAATGAAATCCCTCCTCTTAAAGGACCTAATTCACAAGGGTTGATTAAAGAGATAAAAAAAGATAAGAAGAACACGGAGAAATTAAATGGCAGATATAGATAAAGGACTTCCAAACACAAGAACACAAGTAGAGCTTCCTGGCGCGGAAGATACTGAAGTTCAAATTTCGGAAGAACAAAAAGAACAACAACCCGTAGAAGTCATTCCAGATGAAGATGGTGGAGCAACCGTTGACTTTGATCCGTCAGCAGTAAATCAACCTTCCACAGAATCTCACTTTGATAATTTATCAGATATTTTACCAGACGATGTTTTAGACCCCATTGGTAGCACACTTAAAAATAATTACATGGACTATAAAATGTCCAGAAAAGAATGGGAAAAAACATATACTGAAGGACTAGATTTATTAGGATTTAAATACGAAAATAGAAACGAACCTTTTCAAGGAGCTTCTGGTGCAACACACCCTGTGTTAGCAGAAGCAGTTACACAATTTCAAGCAACAGCTTTTAAAGAATTACTACCATCAGACGGACCTGTGAGAGCACAAGTTTTAGGTAGAGGAGATCCAGGAAAAGAACAACAAGCTCAAAGAGTAAAAGATTTTATGAACTATCAAATCATGGATCAAATGTCTGAGTATGAATCAGAGTTTGATTCTATGTTATTTCATTTACCATTGTCAGGTTCTACATTTAAAAAAGTTTATTACGATGATTTATTAGGTAGAGCTGTTTCTAAGTTTGTCCCTGCAGATGATTTAATTGTTCCGTACACAGCAAACAGTTTAGATGATGCAGAAGCAATTATTCATATTGTTAAAATTTCTGAAAACGATTTACGTAAACAACAAGTAGGTGGTTTTTATTCTGATGTAGAAGTAGGCACACCAGGAGAATCAACAAAAGATGATATTACAACTAAAGAAAAAGAATTAGAAGGCGTATCTAAATCTGGAAAACAACAACCTATATTTACACTATTAGAATGTCATGTTGACTTAGACTTAGAAGGTTTTGAAGACATGGATCCAGAAGGAGAACCAACGGGTATCAAACTACCTTACATTGTTACAATTGAAGAAAGTAGCACTAAAGTTCTTTCAATAAGAAGAAACTATGCACCTAACGATCCAAAGAGACAAAGAATTCATTACTTTGTTCATTTTAAATTTTTACCAGGTTTAGGATTCTATGGATTTGGATTAATTCACATGATTGGTGGATTATCTAGAACTGCAACATCAGCATTAAGACAATTATTAGATGCAGGTACATTATCAAATTTACCAGCAGGATTTAAACAAAGAGGTGTTAGAGTTAGAGACGAAGCATCACCAATTCAACCAGGTGAGTTTAAAGATGTAGATGCACCAGGTGGAAATTTAAGAGATGCTTTCTATCCATTACCTTACAAAGAACCTTCTCAAACATTATTAGCTTTAATGGGTATTGTAGTCCAAGCTGGACAAAGATTTGCAGCAATATCAGAATTACAAACAGGAGATGGTAATCAACAAGCAGCAGTTGGTACAACTATGGCACTTCTTGAAAGAGGTTCTAAAGTTATGTCAGCGATACATAAAAGAATGTATTCTGCTATGAAAAAAGAATTTAAATTACTAGGTAAAATTATTGCAACTTATCTTCCACCAGAATATCCTTATGATGTTATTGGCGGTGAAAGAACAGTTAAACAAACAGACTTTGATGACAGAGTAGATATTTTACCTGTTGCAGATCCAAATATATTTTCTATGTCACAAAGAATTACTTTGGCACAAACAGAATTACAGTTAGCTACATCTAATCCGCAATTACATAACATGTACGCTATCTACAGAAAAATGTATGAAGCACTTGGTGTAAAAGATATTGATCAAGTTTTACCACCACCTGCACCGCAAGCACCAAAAGATCCAAGCTTAGAACATATTGATGCAATGACAGGTAAACCTTTTCAAGCTTTTGGAGGTCAAGATCACCAAGCACACATAACATCTCATTTAAATTTTATGTCAACTAACATGGTTAAAAACAATCCACCAATCATGGGAGCAATACAAAAAAACATTTTAGAACACATAAGTCTAATGGCACAAGAACAAGTTCAATTAGAATTTAGAGAACAAATAAAAGAAATGCAAATGATGCAACAACAAGCAGCAAATAATCCTCAAGTACAAGGACAGATGCAACAAATGCAAATTCAGATAGAAGCAAGAAAAGCAGTGTTAATTGCAGAGATGACAGAAGACTTTATGAAGGAAGAACAAAAAATTACATCTCAACTTGATTCTGATCCTCTATTAAAATTAAAATCAAGAGAAGTTGACCTTAGAGCAATGGAAAATCAACGTAAAAAAGAAGCAGATGAAGCAAAAGAAGAATTAGACAGAGCAAAACTAGTTCAAGCTAAGGATTTAACTGAAGATAAGCTAGAACAAAACGAAGATTTAGCAAATTTACGTGCAGAAACATCAATTGAAAAACAAATGATGGCAAATAGCTTTAAAAGTACACAAAAATAAGATAACAATACAACAAGGAGATAAAAATATGATGAATTACAAAAAATCTAAACCAGTTAAGATGGAAGAAGGTAAAGTTATTACTGATCCAAGATCTGAAACTAGTATTAGAGGCAAAAATCTTATATCCACAGGTAATAAAAATCCTGTTAAAGGATCTGGAGCTGCTAGAAAACAAAAAGACATAACCTGGTACTAACTTATGTGGTTTTCGGCAATTAAATTAGCCGTTTCTGCTGGTAGTAAAATTTACGCTAACCGTCAGAAAACGAAGATGGCAATGTCTGATGCACAGCTTATGCATGCATCAAAAATGGCCCGTGGTGAGGAAGCTTACCAAGGAAAACTTTTAGAATCGAGAGATTCTGACTGGAAGGACGAGGCGGTTCTCATAATCCTCTCAACGCCTATCGCAATTTTGGCCTGGGCAGTGGTATCGGACGATCCAACCGCTATGGACAAGGTAAAGCTATTTTTTGAGATGTTTTCTGAACTTCCAAAATGGTTTACTAATTTATGGATACTTGTAGTTGCGAGTATTTATGGTATAAAAGGAACACAAATATTTAAAGGAGTAAAAAAATAATGG